CGCGTCCATCGGTCACGAGACCAGTCGTCGCATTTTCAAAAATAATCACATTGGATATCGTATTTCCGTTATCAGCGACATCTTCAAGAGTCGTCACCAGACCCGTGAGCTTAGAACCGTCACCGTGATACTGTGCGGCGTGGACATTACCCACGACACCAAGACCGCCCGTGATGGTCATGGCACCTGTGACGGTCGAAAACGCCTCGGTCGTATCCGCTACATGGACATTCCCTACGACATGTAGATTCGCGGCTGGTGCCCGAGTCGAAACACCCACCTTCCCGTCGGTCACGAGACCAGTCGTCGCATTTTCAAAAATAATCACGTTGGACATCGTGTTTCCGTTATTGGCAACATCCTCGAGAGTCGTGACCAGACCGGTCAGCTTTGACCCGTCACCATGGAACTGTGTGGCGTGGACGTTCGCGGTGACTCCGAGACCACCCGTGATGGTCATGGCACCTGTAACGGTCGAGAACGCCTCGGTCGTGTTTTGAACGTGAACGTTCCCAACGACATGCAGCGAAGCATCTGGTGCCAACACGTTGATACCCACCCTATCAGTCACCGAATCAACGCGAAGTGTGTTCGTATCCACTGTGAAATCATCTGTGATGACCACGTCACCCACGACATCGAGTGCGACCGTGGGGACAGCCTTATTGATGCCTACCAGGTGGGTCGTCGAGTTCACAATCAGCGTATCCGTATCCACTGTGAGATTTCCTGATAGGACGGTATTCGTCGCGTATACATCTCCACCGATACCGACACCACCCGCGACCACGAGGGCTCCAGAAGTTTTGGAGGTCGCATCCGTGACACTTTGTATATTGACGTCACCACCCACATCGAGAGACGCACCCGGGGTTGCCTCGTTAATACCCACCCTCGAGGTACTCACGTCCACGAAAAGATTGGAGACTGCACCCACAGTCAGATCATTTGCGAAGGTCGCAGCACCCGTGACATCGAGGGTTTCGTTCACCACTAAATTGTGTTGCACCTCCACATTTCCTATGAGGTCAATCAACATTCGATGATCCTCATCTTCGTAATGAAGAATGTGGTCATCCGTGAATGTATTTTGTGTGTATCCCACTGAAAATCTATGTTCATCTGCGTGGTATATGACAGCGACATTGGCGTACGTACCACCATCTTTGTGTTCGATCATGAACCCACTATCGAGACTTGTAGCTGAATTGTTCGCTGCGATACCAAAAATTCTATCTTCGATGGTCACAGAAGTTGATGAAATAATCGTATTATTACCACTGAGTGTGATATTCCCCAAGAACTCCGCCTCGGCTGCGGAAATAACATATTTCCCTGTATCTGTGACATACACTGGAGACTTCTCGAAAAAACCATCAGTGCCTACCATTGGTAAATACTTATTGATTGGATCTATGAGACCTGTCACAGAAATGTTCGAACCTACCTGAAGGTTTGAGGTGGTCACCAAACCCGTGGTCACGTTCTTGAATTCTATGACATTCGAAACCACATTCCCAGCTGCGGAAACTTGTTCGAACGTTTGAAGTTGGGTCAATAAATTAGAAGGTTCAATCTTTTTGAAATCATTATTAACAGTATTCACATATACCCAATTGATTTCAGATTCATCTAGAACCACTTGAGCATTTGGGACATCGTTCGCGCGACCGATACCGGTGACGAAAACACCACCGTTACTCGCATGTATTTTCGTGACCACGCCGACGTTCTGGATGAGGTCGTTATTATATGGTTTGACATTAGACAAACCACCTGGGACAGTGTTACTCACATATACAGTTTCACCCGTTAAGAATGTATCTGTGACAACACTGAGAGCCTTACCGTACGCGACTGCCGTACCCTCCTGACCCGGTGTGAGGAGCTGATTTGAGAGACCGATACAAGGCATCGTAGATGGATCATCCGATTTCGCGAGACCGACGTTCAGTATGTTTGAATTGTGGGTCCCTTTGACATAGACAGCATCACCCACCTCGATGTTTACCCCGTTGAGATCGTTTCGGATTTTGATATAGGTGTGCAACGGATACTCGTTGATCCAATCAGAACCGTCATACACGAGCGTGTGATCAGGAAGAATTGAAGTAATAGAAACATTCGCCAATTGGTTCAACTTGACTTCAACATTGGAGGTGAGGTCGGTCGTCAAAGCGGTCGTAGGGTTTGTAAATTGAATTGTGTTGGATGTTGTGTTCCCATGGTCAGAAACGACTTGGAGAGTGACATTCGAAAGGAGACCACCGTCACCGAAATAGGTCAAAGCTTGGATATTCGATGAGACGTACACGTTCCCTTCGACGTGGAGTTCTGTGGATGGGGTCAAAGTCTTGATACCGACCCTGTTTTCTGTAGAGTCGACATAGAGTGTGTTCGTATCCACCGTGAAATCATTCGCGACCGACCCCGAAACCGCCGTGAGTGCACCCACGTTGGATGTTCCGTGAACATCGAGGAGGTACGCGGGTGCTTTCGTCCCGAGACCCACGCGACTTGTCTCGGTATCCACGTGGAGTGTATCCGTATCAACCGTCAAATTGGAAGAGACATACACATTACCTACAACATGTAAATTAGCATCAGGGTTCTTGGTCTCAATACCAACTGAGTGTGTCAGTGCATCTACATGGAACGTATCATCATCAACAGTTAAATTTGAAGAGACATACACATTGCCAACCACATGGAGGTTCGCGTCAGGAGTCTTGGTCTCGACTCCGACACTATGTGTCGTCGCATCCACATGGAGTGTATTATCATCAACTGTCAAGTTTGAAGAAACATAGACATTACCTACAACATGTAAATTAGCATCTGGGCTCTTGGTCTCGACTCCGACACTATGTGTCGTCGCATCCACATGGAGTGTGTCATCATCAACGGTCAAGTTTGAAGAAACATAGACATTACCCACAACATGAAGATTTGCATCGGGGCTCTTGGTCTCAATACCAACGGAGTGTGTCGTCGCATCCACATGGAGTGTATTATCATCTACAGTTAGGTTTGAAGAAACATACACATTCCCAACCACATGGAGTTTAGCATCGGGTACTTTCGTCCCGAGACCCACGGATTGTGTACTCGCTTCGACGTGTAGCGCATCTGTAGCCACGGTAAGGTCGTCGGACATGTAGACATTACCGACTACATGAAGTTCGGCATCGGGGTTCTTTGTTTTGATCCCAACGCGTTCAGTTCCAGCTTCAACATGAAGGGTATTTGTCGCGACGGTTAAATCATCGGACACATACACATTACCAACAACGTGTAAATTAGCATCAGGGTTCACTGTCCCAAGTCCTATGGACTTGTACTCCGCATCAACATGAAGGGTATTTATCGCGACGGTCAAATCATCAGAAACATAGACATTACCAACAACATGTAAATTAGCATCGGGATCCTTGGTTTCAATTCCTACAGAGTGTGCAGTCGCATCCACATGTAGAGTATCTTCATCCACAGTTAAGTTTGAGCTCACATAGACATTACCCACAATATGAAGGTTCGCATCTGGGTCCTTGGTTTCAATCCCTACAGAGTGTGTCAATGCATCCACATGTAGAGTATCTTCATCAACGGTCAAATTACTGGAAACATAGACGTTACCAACAACATGTAAATTAGCATCGGGGTCCTTGGTCTCAATTCCTACAGAGTGTGTCAATGCATCCACATGGAACGTGTCATCATCAACGGTCAAATTCGAAGAAACATAGACATTACCAACAACATGTAAATTGGCATCCGGATCCTTAGTCTCAATTCCTACAGAGTGCGCAGTCGCATCCACATGTAGAGTATCTTCATCAACGGTCAAATTGCTGGAAACATAGACATTACCAACAACGTGTAAATTGGCATCGGGGTTCTTGGTCTCAATACCAACGGAGTGCGCAGTCGCATCCACGTGTAGAGTATCTTCATCAACGGTCAAATTCGAAGACACATACACATTCCCACCAACATGAAGTTCCGCATGGGGATCTATCACTTTGATACCGATTTTGTTCCCCACAGAAAGAATATCTGTCGTGTGTGTATTTCCAGTCACATACAGAATATTAGAACCAAATTCATCCACGAAAAGGTTTGACCCGACATCCAATGTGTGGGTCGGGGTCGCATTCAAAATACCTACATTGGATTCTGTGAGGACTCTGCCGTATACTCGAACATCGAGTGTTTCATTTGTGTTTGGAACAATCACCGAACCATATGAACTACTGTCCGTGTATGCGAGTACGAGTTCATCCGAGCCTTCCCGAAATCCCATGGCGACATTCGACAATGGGCGATACATGATGATACCGAGATCTGAGGAGACGTTATATTTTCCAAGTTCTATGATTGGATCTTTTACAACAGTGTTTACAGTATTCACTGTCGTGAGCGCTCCATTCACAGTCATGTTCCCATCCACCACTAAATTATCTTGTATGTATGTGTTTCCTAACACAGTGAGAAGGTTTGAACCTTCAATGTCTATATTAAATGTCGAACCTACATCGAGTGTGTGAATGGGGGACCCATTAGCTACACCAACATTGGAGAGAGTCGTGACAGAAGTAATCGCGTTATTGAACGAGACTGTATTTGCGGTAACATTACCGTTAATCACAGCAGCTTCGAGTGTAAAATTGAGAATATCTTCAGCAATAGCCCCCGAGTCCATCACTTCTTTCGTGATTTGATTATACGCCAATACCGTGATATTCCGGTCTGAGAGATCTGTACGTAGACGTAGGGGTGTCATATACACAGAATCCGAAAAGGGTACATCAATCTGTGTGTCACTCGCGTTGAACACGATCGTATTTTCCGCCTGGTCATCGGTACAGTTTTTACCGAACCTAATCTTGGTGGAACGTTCCACTGTCGGCAAGTTCTTGACCATTTAATATAGAATGTCATTTTAATTTGCGTACAAGAGACCAGCCATACCGTTCTCGATACGGAGGATGTTATAGTTGACCGCATAAATCGGATCGTTGATAGGTAAATCTTCGCTCATAATCTTCGCTGAAGAAAGACGGCTGAAATTAAGAGTCCCTGTGGGTTGAAGAGAGCTCGTAGAGAGACAAAACGGATACAAGAAAAAATCGGGAGAAGCTACAAAGTTTGTGTGATAATAGCTCATTACATCTATGAAATGTGGTTTTCCCCATCTATAATTACTCACATCAAGACCGTTGATATTCAATTTAATCTTATTCGTAGGGGATGTGAGGGCACCGTCCGTTGTCGTATCCGATGATGCGAGATACTTCACTGGATGGTTAAACGTGAGTTCTTGAACGATAGAGTTCGAGGGGATGTTTTTCTGTACTTGGGTAATTAAGAGATCGTGCTTACGAGAGGCGATGTTTCCACGTTCTTCGTTATCGAGGTAATAGTAATTGGCGAAACATTCAACGTTGTAATTGGATGCAGTCGTCGCCCAATAAATGCGGAGCTCTACATTATGATAGTTCAAGGCTACGAGTGGTAAAGCACATTGAGGCCCCTCACAAAAGAAGAAACGGAGAGGATAAAAATAAGATCTAGCGCTCACACCTGGGTGTGTACCTTGAGCACTCCTAGATACGTTTTGGGCGAACGTATCGATGGCAATCTTCTCTGTAAAGGTTGAATCTTGTGTGTCGACCACAGATCCCCCTATCAGAAGCTCCACTTTATCGATGATGGACCCCCAATTGGATGTATCAAGAGCCTGTGTGGTATCGTCGATGGTAAAATAGGCATAGCCTAGAAGGTCACCAGATCGTTCGAATTGAATACTGGACATAGAATTGTTTTTCACTGCTCCATGGATGGTTTGTTTTTCAATGGACTGTGAAAAATTAGCATGTCGCTTGAATGTTGAACTGAAGAAAGATATTTCAGGATTACCCGTGATGTACATATCCTGGGCACCTATAGCAATCAATTGAACAACACCTGCAGACATGGTATACTACTTTAACGGGAGAAAAATTACATATTACCTTTCATACACATAAATCGGAGGACTAAAATATTTTTATCTGTGGCGGTCGCACGGGTAATCGTATTACCATCTTGGTTACGGATAGTAACTGCGAAACGATCTAAACGACGAATTGGGTCTATATACTGGGTGAAAATTGGATATTCATCCTTAAATTTGATTACATCAGAGGCATCAGAGACGATACTCGCAAATGAACCTCTAAGAACGCTCATAGAAGCCTGACCGGTGAGTACATTAGAGGCGCGATCAGAAAAGATAGAATCGAGTTCGTCTATAGAGACGTAACAATGTTCTGTAGCGGAAGTTGTCCGGATACGAGCACACACTAACTTAGCCTGGACAACATTTTTCAGTGGCTGTTGAAGGAAACAAGTAAAAGTGTTCGCACTACTTTGACCAATCGAATCAATGGTAATAGTATGATATTCGTAGTTGAGATCTGGGGTCGCCATTTATAGTTAGCTTAGATTAAAGATCCACCAATTCCATCTTCGATGGCGTATCCAGCGTGTTCACTGACTAGCTGCTGGGCACCACAGATACCACCGGGGGTGAGACCAGTGGTGTAAGCACTACCCTTCTTACCTTGACCCGGGGCACATTCAATCCTGTTCTCAAGATTAAACATAGACTTTTCGTTCACAGTCTTGATAATAATAGGCATGGGCTGGTAGTTGCTGATATTCTTGTTGGCACTCAGGGCAAAAATGATCACCAACAAAATGGCGATGGACATGAGGGCGGTGCGGTTCTGCTGGTTAAGCTTAAACATTTATAATAGACCAATATATTTTTCTAAACTGCGTTAAAGGTATTTTTTTAGTTTCCATATAGAGAGTAGATGGACGAAGAAATTGTAATCGATCGGGGATCCACACATGTGATGAAATTAGATGCAGATGAACAGGCCCTGATGGATGAGATTGAAATATCTGCTCCCCGTCCTCAGCGTGTTCCACGACCCACGAACCATATGTCCAGACCCACACCCCAGATGCAACAAGAAGCTATGGATGCTTTCGCGAACCCCAATAAGCAGAATACTCCCGCCCCTCCGGGTGATGAGGAGGAGATTGATTATGGTGAGGATGAACCAACATTTTTCGATGATGACATGAACATGGGTTCTGGTCAGCAGGAGGAACAGCCTTCAAAGGGCTACGGTTCCATCGATGAAGAGAAGGCAGATTTGATTAATAAACTTGGGCGTTTAGAGAAGAAGGGGTTTGCCGTGAATAAACGCCTGAATGCCTATTCAAATGTTGATGAACTTCGTTCGGAAGTAAAGAGGATCACATACAGTATAGATGTTGAACAATCTGTACGCTTTTCTCGGAGGATGCTCGTCGCCTGTGTAACCGGTCTCGAGTTTTTGAACAAGAGGTACAACCCCTTCGAGGTCCAGTTGGAGGGGTGGTCTGAATCAGTGATGGAAAATGTGGATGACTATGATGGTGTGTTTGAGGAACTCTATGTGAAGTACCGATCCAAGGTGAACATCGCCCCAGAGGTCAAGCTGATTATGATGCTCGGTGGCTCTGCTATGATGTTCCATCTTACCAATAGTATGTTCAAATCGGTGATGCCCAATATGAACGATGTCATGAAGCAGAACCCCGATCTCATCAAGAGTATGATGAGTGCTGTTCAAAACACAACTCGCAATACGGGTGGTCCAGCGGTTGATGCACCTGTGGGTGGTTCGGGGCAATACGAGATGCAGGGTCCCGGACTCGACATTTCAAGTCTCATGGGTGGGATTTCTATGCCACCCCCACCCCCAATGAACACTAACTTGGGAACACAGGGTACCATCCGTGAGGAGGATGACGATGATGATGTTTCCGATATTATGTCCATTTCCGGTGATTCAACTGGGGGTGAGCTCAGACAAGTAAATGTTAACTCTTCTAAACCCAAAAGGACGAGACGAAAGAAGAAGACTGAAATTAATCTCTAAATATATATAAATGATAGCGTACTGTCCACTGGAGGAACTGAATCCTCCAGTCAAACAACAAAAGCCAATCGTGGAACTCGAAGTCGAGGAAGATAAACCAACGATTGGCCGTGAAGAAACTGAACTCAATTATGTCGTCATGGCTTTCATTGTCGGCGTGATTGCTCTAGCCGTCTCTGATTCCATCAGGGCATAATTACTTTTTTATCTACCGCAGGGTTTTCCCTTGTAGTAAATTTAATATGTGTACTCGAAACCTGAACCACCCAGATTCGTGTTACCACCACCTCCGTTATCTAAGGTCACACTAGTACTGTTACCTATGTTATGTGTAAAGTGTTTTACTCCACCACCAACCCCAGATACAACTTCCACGAAAATATCATATGTGTAGTTTCTACCAGTTTGACCGGTCGACACACCACTCGGATAAAATTTCCCGTCGGTGATGTATGGTGCGATCTGTACTGAGCGTGTCCCTGTCACCACAGTGGAACTCCATGGATACAAATTCAGACCACTGAACATATTTTTAGTACCAATAGCTATGTCAACATTCGGGGCTGTTCCGTCGTGTGTACCACCTTGTACTTCAAGTATCATGGTACTTACGTTGTCGACATCACTCGTCTCTCTCAATTGAGCGACAATCTTAGCGTAAAATGTTTGGGGTTGGAAGGTTATTTGTACATCTTGACCATTAGTCGTCACGATTGAAAAGGTTTTAGAATATCTCTTACATGCGACTTCATTCGAACCTGAGATAAAGCCACCACCGACATGAAGTGCTGTGTTCGCGGTTGCCTCACCGAGATCGACGGCGACTTGGTTACCCAGATCGATCTTACCATCGATCGAGAGATCACCCGTGATTTCCAAGTTACTGTTTATGATCATCTCATTCGAATATGGGTCGATATACACGTTACCTGAAACGTCACCGTAAATACTGGAGACACCCCCAGTTGTTTTAAATTCTAAGATGGCATTACTCGTTGGATGTTCGATGCGAGTTGTACCACCGTATACTGTAAAGTGTTCACTCGGGTTTACAGTTCCGATACCCACATTACCAGAATCAATTATATGAATACCATCAACTTCAACGCTATTTTTGACCGCACCTAAGACTGTGCCATGTATTGAGTGCTGTGTGTTACTGAAACCCCTCACATACCCTCCATAGTTATCGTTTGTATTCAAACTGACACCTATTTTGTTATTGGTTCCCGGACTTTGTAATTTAAGAACATCTATGTCTGTTGTGACACCGGAGTAGATGTGCACATTTGTATCCGGGGCGTTGGTCCCTATCCCCACGAGTCCTGTATTCTTAATTCGTATAGCTTCAGTCGCGTTTAATTCAGACGTACCAACTGTAGCTTTATTTTGAAATCTCATATCAACAGTTCCAATGGTCTCAAAACGAGCACCATCACTTAAAGCGAAGATGTCTAGGTTACCGAAATTGACTTTTTGACCACCAGCGAATTCGATACCACCATTTACAAACAACTGTGTTGTCGCGGTTTGTTGGATTTTACTTTCGTCAGATGTTCCTATCAAAACCTTACCCTGCGCAGATAAGAACATAGTCGGCTTAAGTAAACTTGAAGTACCAGCTTCCATATCGACCTTAGCTGCTTCATTCAATTCAGGTTCACTATACGTCTGAAATACTTGTTGCGATCCAACAAATCGTAGTTGATCTGGGCCAGCAGCACCGGGACCTTCATTACCTTTAAAAATTAACAGTTCTGATATGTCTGTACTAACCAGTCGTTCTTTGATAAAAGTATTACTAAATTCATCAGAAACTAGCCCACCAAAATAGAGTTCGTTACCAATCACAACATTACCATTTACTTCCAATTTAGCCCTAGGTGCGTCTGTACCAATTCCCATATTACCAAAAGTACCATCAATAAAGATCCGACTTGTCGTTGAATCATTAATCACATCAGGATTTTTAGTAAGTCTGAAGTCGCCATCAGTTCCTGTTATACCCATAGAATAGCCGCGAAGATTACCATTGTCAGCTTGAATAAACGAAGCAAACGAGTTTGAACTTGTACTATCAGCCCTCATGGCTACGATGGCGTCATCTGCGATATCACCAATCTTTTCACTATGTACGAGAAGACCGTTAGTTACCGAATTTCCTATTCCAGTTGTGATGATTTCTAAATGTGACGCTGGTGTTGTTGTACCAATTCCCACGCGCTTATTACTTCGCCACGTCATCACATTATTCATGGTGTTATAATCATCTCCCGCCAGAGAGAGATTCAATTGAGAACGAGCTGTCCCTGAAACGGTTCCATGTTTCCCCATCTGGAAGAGACCTCGAACACCATGTTGGCCATCTATACCACCTTCACGCGTGAGTTGCATGACATTTTTGAAATCGGATGAACTCGTAATTGGTGAAGTGTTGGTAACTACCAGTGGAGTCCCGAGGTGACTCACTCCGTTTCGATTAACAACTTGATCATTAATAAAGGCTGTGCCACCAGATACATGAAAACGCCCTTGAGGTACCGAAGTACCCACACCAACATTACTCGTTTCTAAAACGGTCAGTGCTGGTGTACCCATGGAGGCGGTCGTACTCGCAAAAAAGTTGATACCTTTACCACTCCCAACGATATTTTCGATTCGAGTTTCTTTCGTCACCGGACTCGTGAATATCTTCATATTTGTCTCTGTATTACCAAATATGGCCGCGTTACTACCATTGATTTTGAGATTACCATCAATGGTTAAATGTTCACTGGGTTCTGTATTAGATATACCAACATATCCATTAGATGCTATGCGTATTCTCTCAGTATTTTTGGTAAAGAATCGGATATTTTGACCACTGGCTGAAGTTTTAGCGCCATATATCTCAATCGCACTTATGTTTGCCGTGAGTGGTCCAGATTTGAGCACTACAGCATTTGAAACGGAGTCACCATCATCTGTATCGGCGTGAACGAGCACGTTCGCGGTAGACGTAATTCCTGAATCACCTTCAACCTCGATGAAATCTTGTACACGAATAGATTGCGTGATGAGACGATTTGTCACTGTATTACCTAGAATTGTTAAGGTATTCGCTGCGTTGGGAGATGTGTTTATGAAAAATTCATCACCAACTGAGAATGTATCAGTTGGATTTGTGTTAGCTATACCCGTCGGTGTGTTACCAGTTGTTTGAATACTATGGGCTTGAATAGTGGATGTCACCACCATCGGTATCGCCGCATCTGCATCTAATGTAATGAGACTACCCACAGTGAGTCCGTCATCACCTATTCTCATACCCTTAAAATACCCATATCCATTGGCATGTAAAACATTCGCAGATGATGTTGCGGTATCATTTATGTATACATTCGAACCTACGGAAAGACTATAATCTGGTGACGTGTTGGCTATACCCACATTATTTTGTGTGTATAATTCTCCAAAAATATGAAGATTCGTTGTAGTCGCTGGATCGATCGTAAAGTTTTGGTCGAGAGGTCCACCGAATGTACGACCTAATTTCATAGTGTCGTCACTTTGCGTGTACCCGAAAAACACATTAGCGTCTCCAGCCTTTTGAACCATTAATGTAGCCATATCATACGTTCCGTCATTTCCGGAGAATGCACCAAGATTCGCGGGGTCGGTGGCCATTTGAATGACGGCATTTGATATGACAAGACTGTTCACTTGTAAATAATCTGGAATTTCTGTAATTGCGAGATTACCACTAATACTTACATTACCTGTAATGTGGAGTTCTCCATTTTCTATTACAACATTACCATTTTTGAATGTGGCGATATCAGAACCAGGATTAGATTCTGTACCCACTGTTAACGATGTTCCTACAGTCGCGTTTGTTGTAAAGGTATTACCGGTAACATGTAGAACATTTGAATCACTGTTATTTATCTTGATTTTATCTGCTAATTCAAGTTGATTTGTTAATATCAGATTATATGTGAGAACGTTACCGTTAACTGTGACGAGATCACGATTACCGACACCTATAAAAAATTCTTGGTTATCACCAACTTGAAAATCATGTAGGGGGGTAGTAGTTTTAACACCAATTTTATCACTTACATTCATACGCGCCGTCTTAATAGTTTTAGAGACGTCCAAAATGATTTCTTGACCACTTTGCATAAAGAGATCAGCACCGATAGAGAAACTTTTTGTTGGGGCTGTATTCGCAATACCTATACGATCGACCACAATCTCATCAGCTTCAATCTCACTTGTAATAATACTTCGAACTGTGGTGAGAATATCCTGCTCTGTGGGATCAGCGTCCATATTCGACACGAAAATATGATCGAAACGAACAGTTCTACCCATCTATACATTAACTACCGAATAAAATTCCTGCTAAACCATCCTTGATTCTCAACACGTTATAATTTACGGCGTATACAAATAGTCCCTGGTTATCTGGTCTATTTAAACCCTTCTCTGCGCCTCTGATGGTTAACTTGGCGTTATCGAGCCGACTGAAATTACAAGAACCAGATGGATTATAGTCTGATGCGTTCATACAGAAGTGATAGGCGAAAAATCGAGTATACATTAATACCTGACTTTCAGCGATAAAATCAGACGTTCCGAATGATGATTTATAATAGTTTTGAACGGTATGGAAGTACATAGGACTCATCTGTTCGAGTAGAGGTATCCCGTTTATTTGTAATTCAGCACTCTTAAATGTAAAACGATCATTTGCGAAATCGTCACTATTTGCACCAAATCCAAAGAATAATGATTTAACTGGGTGATTAAAAGCGGATATATCACAGACATTTTCATTACTAGCCAATGTGTTATCTATCGTAGTTGTGAGAGGGAATTCTATCTTTTGAACTTGAGTAATCACAAAATCCAGTGATCGACTAACAAGTGATTCTCTCTCATCTCGATCTAGATATATATAGTTTCCATACATTTTAGCAGTCTTATCGTCGGCTCCTATAGTAGCTAAGTTTGCTTCATCAAAATTAATTCGTATTTCAACTTCATGATTTTGAAGTGCTACGAGAGGTAAAAATGCTTTATGATCACAGAAAAAGAAATGAAGTGGAACAAATGTAAAGTTGGATGTTGAAGTTTTGTTATTAAGTTCTTGTGTTTTATTCCAAGTGTCAGCTAAATAATTTGGCCATATGTCACCAAAGTAATCATATGGCTGTGAATCTATTTTTTGACCGCCTATAAAGAGATCTATCGTGGAATTGTAAAACAAGTTTGATGCGATATTCGCGTTAGAGTTTAGAGAACTCGATTCAAACCATAACCCATTAATAATATCACCTAAAACGGGAATTTTAATAGACGTATCTTTGGCTGAAATATTTTTAATGTATTTGGGTGCTTGAGAAAAGTTTGTATGTCTCGTAAACTTCATCCGGAAAAATGAATGTCCATCGTCACTAGTCAAGTAGACATCTTGTATTCCCTTGGATACCAATTGTATTAATGCACCCGACATTTAATAGATGTTCAGATTATAAAAACAGACACTTTCCCTGAGGGAAGTCACTCTTGTTTTCTTCCACAACCTTTCCGCGGATATTGAAACCACCTTGTCTGTATACCTTCATTCGCTTGTAATACATTGCTGTGAAGATCGACCAAGGGTCGTGTACGTCGTATATATGAGGATCATTCTTCTTCCCTTTGGTTTCTCTCATAATACGCCCAATACTTTGAGTGATGTCAGACTTGGGACTGGCTAAGATAACTGTATCGAGTGTTGGGATATCTAGACCCTCATGGGCTTGGCTGAATGTTGCGAAGATGATCTTCTTCTTTGAAGATTCCTGGAGAGCGGCTTCTTTCATACCACCCATATAGAGTCCTGAAGTTTTAGGAAAACATTGATGAAGAAATTCACAATGAAGACGGCGATCACTGAGAACTAAAAGTTGTCGAGTACCCGCCGATGCCTTTTTTACCAATTCTACGAGCATCTTGTTTCTTTGACGATCTTCAACTAGATGTGTAATCATATTTGGCATTGAAATCTTTCCGTTCCTCATAGAGGGTGGAGGGTTTCTATAATTCGGTGAATCGAAAGTCACTGAAAAAACCTCAACTTGTCCCTGATTCTTTCTCTCAACTGCAAAGAATGTTGGACCCATAAACCAATGAAGCACTTTAGTGAGACCATCCTTTCTTTCGGGTGTCGCTGAAAGTCCAAAGATGTGCTTGGGGCACATTTTAAATAAACTCTGACTAAATACTTTTGCACAAATATGATGCGCCTCATCTACTATGAGGGTTCCTATACTCTCAAAATCTGAAAATGAATATTCTTTGAGTGAAAGTGATTGGAGCATCGCGATTACAAAGTCACACTCAACTTCTTTCTTATCTTGTTGTACCACACCAATCGTGGCACCTGGACAAAACTGTTGAATTCTTTCTCGCCACTGATCTGCTAAGAACTGTTTATGTACGACAATCATGGTCCTGTAACCCAACTTACACGCTATGGCCAAGGATACCGTCGTCTTGCCATACCCACATGGTAAAGAAAGGACGCCATGCCCTGCTTTAATTGCTGCTCGAAGTGCGTCGTTTTGGTGGGTGGAATCCCTAAGCTGTCCGACAAACTTGGTGTTGATACGAGTGGGCTCAGGTCTCTTATCCTCCTCAGGTTCCCCAAGTTTAGCAGTTCCGTAGAATCTTGGAACGCAGACTCCATTCTTAGCTGGTCTGAAAACCTTGAAAGGTGGTGGAGGGAATCCGTAATCCCCATTGACTACAGGTCTTACCGTAAGTTCTTTTTTAATTTCTTGGATTGGACCCGTGTCAATAATGTATCCGGTTCTTGTGAGAACCGTCATACTCTATTTATTTAAAGATGTGAAACTTTATATAGATATAAAAATGCCCACTTTAGACGTTGAAGAGAATATTAACAAGCTTCGTGTGAACATTGAACAGATGACTCAAGAAGTGTTCAGGCTTCAGGGTATGCTCCAGACTTTTGAAGGATTCAAGAAGGGTGGTCTCAAGACAATTGAACTCCCCCAAGATCCCAATCAAGCCCCGGTGGAAGAGGAAGAACTTGAGAGTATCCAAGAGAAGCCCGAATAATTACCAACATTCCATACACCCTTGAAGTCCACCACAACTTCAACTTCATCACCCTTTATTAGAGACTGAATGGGACGTCCTTTGACTTCACACATCACTCTCCTATAACGGAACGGCACTTTGACTGTGAGCACTTTACCATCGAGGGGGTTGTCGATGTTTTGATTCACAAGGAGATGTGATTTATTTGTATGCATTCGTTCTATAATTTCCGAGACATTTGCAGGAATTATATAACGGATATACTTTTTACTATTAAATTCAAGCATAGGTTCGTACACCTGTGCTATGAACTTCATCTACGATATACTAAGACTAAAACTATAAGTATAAGTAACAAAACTGTATACAATAAAAACCGGGAAAGAGGTAAAGGTTTCAGTGGTTTTCGACTGCCGAAAATTTCATGACTCAAAGACCGAGATACTTCTATAGCTGCCTCTATGCTCGAATATGGTGTGTTTCGTGGCGACATCATACCACACATCGCAACCGTGGGACATTTTCCAAAGAATGGGAGCTGACCATAGAGACTGAGAACCCCAGAGGATTGTGAAAAGTCCCAACTTTTACCATTCCATTCCGCACCCCAACCAATCCGTATATCAATGGGTTCAGGTAAACCAAGTTGTTTGAGAACCTCTTGTTTTATCATATCTGGGTTAGAACTTAATACATTCTCTGTAAGGTTACATATAACACAAGATATTGTGTTAGTACCAAATAATACCTTAGGTTGTAAGTCCCATTCTGTAGTACTCACTATTTCCAAATCTGTTTTCAATATTGGTTTCCTATCATAATCTATAAGAACATTTATAGCGCCATACGTACTTCCCCTAAGTTTTTTCTCTGCGTCGGGACCCCAGTTATCACCCAAGAGTTTTAGAGCTGGACTATTATCTACACATAAAAACAACATACCATCATTTATAATTTCTCCATTACTAAGTTTGGCAGAATAGCCATCGCTGCGATACTCAATAGAAGTCATTTCAGCTCCAAAAACAAAATTAATTCCATTATTTAATAAACAATTTTCCATAGCGTCACACATCACTTTACCTGAGACCTTTTGTGTGTGCATAGTAGAAAGTGATGTATGATCTATATTTTTTACAAATTCATACGCAGACATAACATCCCAAGTAACACCATCCATTATTAAGGGTAAGTGTTCAATGTAGTTCTGTCCATTTTCACTGAGAGTTCCGACTGCATCTCTGAGAGATATTCCCTTGTATTTATCTGGGTGTGCAAATACACGAGAAAAGAGTGAAATTAGGGTTGTATAATCTCTGACACTGATAGATTTAAAGGCGGTGTGTAGATACTCCTTCTTATCCACTGGTTGAAATATATCATTCCATTTGATGTTCATCTCTGAAAATAAAGATTGCGTATTGACAAACGCTTCATCGAATACAATTCTATGTGCGTGAAGGTCCCTACTTTCCACATCCGGTTCCCACCATGATCCACCGGCAGATATTTTTCTATCGTAAATTGTTATGTCATTATTTCCTGCTCTGAGAAATTCCCAAGCTAAAGACATACCACTTGGACCCGCACCAATAATATGAATCTTCATTCTACTTGTAGTATATAAATTAAATGAAACCAGAACTTTTACGCTCCTCGGGAGTTTTTAATGCATAAAGGAATGTCACGAAAATCGCAGTAGATAAAATTGCGTATTCAATATCCCTTGATGATGTTAAAGTAATTAGAAATAGTGAGAATAGACGAAAGAACTTATTACCGAATAGAACTTTTAACCGCTGTGGGATCGTGACAGCATTACCCGAGAATAAACCTTGGTAAAGTACGATGAGTGAAAAAAATAACGAGGGGGGTTGAAGGAATTTTTCAATTGGGTTGGTGACTGATCCAAGCACGTTAGAAATCTTCATTTATATATGTTCAGAAATAAAACCTGGACAGAAAGTAGAATGTTATGTGTTGCTCAACATGTACCAATCAAACTTCCTAGTAGAAAGTTGAAAACATGGAAATTCGCGGGTAAGTTTCTATGGAAGAATGCCACTGTACAAAATAAAAAAGAACTTGGTCAATGGACAAAAGGTGAACTCCTCGATCTCGGACCAACATTTGTAAAATTGGGTCAAATCGCTTCGACGAGGGGGGACCTTTACCCTCCTGAATTTACAAAGGAACTGGAATCACTTCAAGATGACGTCCCTCCCGTGGAATTCGAGACCATTGTAGATTATACTATTTTTAAAGAATTTGACCCTGTACCATTTAAATCCGCGAGTATCGGTCAAGTCCACATGGCTGTACTCCATAACGGTCAAAAAGTTGTTGTAAAATTAAAACGCCCAGGAATTCTGGATATCATGAAGGAGGATACCGATAACATACGCGATATTGTACATTTTTTAGAGCGTATAGGTATTGACACGGGAAATAGTTCAGGGACGGTTCTCGATGAATCTATAGAGTACTTGTTAGGTGAGGCAGACTATACACAAGAAGTTGATAATGCCATCAAGTTTAGGAAAAGTATGAAAGATGTTGATTGGGTAAAGGTTCCGAAAGTGTATAAAAAGTATTCAAACGATGAAATGATCGTAATGGAATACGTCGCGTCAACGAAACTGACTGAGATTACAGATAAGAAGGTGAACAAGAAGAAGATATGTGAAGCCCTTATAAACGCGTATGTGATTCAAACTATGGATAATGGTCTCTTCCACGCTGACCCACACCCAGGTAACTTGGGATTTTCATCTAAAGGTAAACTTGTATTTTACGATTTCGGATTACTCGTACCCTTATCAGATGAACTACGAGATGGATTCACGAAACTTTTTGGTTTCATAATCGTGAGGGACACTGCGGGTATCGTAGATACACTGGTCAAATTGGGTGTGATTGTTCCAACATCTTCAGATGTTTCTGATATTGAACTCTTCTTTGAAACTATCTTGGGGTACTTGGAGACCCTCGATGGTTCTGGAATTGTGAATGATGATCTCGCCACACAACTCGCAGTGGAAAAGCCATTCGTCGTTCCCAGTAGCTTCGTGTACCTCGCCAAAGCCTTCTCCACGATTGAAGGTATTTGTCTCAAACTGGATCCAGATTTCAACTACTTCACCTATCTGGAACCTCTCATCCAACAACAAATCATAGAGTCTGTAGACATTGGGGATATATTCATGAAGACCGCAGAGATCCCTGGGACGATAGGTAAAATAAGTACAGCTGTGTCAGGTCTTCAAAAGTCTAGGGGGTCCATGAAAAGGTCGATGATCAAAACACAACAGGAAGTCAGGCTCGTCCAGTACAGCGTGGTGTGCGCTCTACTGGCTGAGAAGTTTGGGGATAATCCACCTTTGGCGATGTTTTTTGTTTTCTGTACGTTGTGGTTTACTTTTCGTAAAAGTCGATAGACTTCTTACCATTTTTCTTGGGTTTGTCGTCCTTCTTGATCAGTTTATTGTGCTCATCGAAGTATCCCTTCAAACGACGCTGTTCATCACGGAAAATATCAGTGACCTTCTCTTTGATCTTGTCCACGTCAGTGTCACGTTCCTTTTGGATCTTCTTACTTAACTTCTTGAACCCCTTGTTCTTCTTATCGGCAGCGAATACAGTGAGAGTGTTTGTAATGGCGAGCATTTATTATTAAGGAATATTTATTTTTTATACATTTTCATTCTGAATGCTGCGCGGGGTCGGCGCGACATTTCGCATTCAATGTAGCTGAGTCGTTTTTCATCATTATGTATGGTAGTTTTAGGTTCAATCACCTTAAAATACCCATATTTACGGGCTAAATCGGGGCGACGGTTCAGCTCAAAATTAAAGAGTGTTTGGGTTGTCATTATAGCAGACGCATTTGTAATCATAGGTACTTATTCTGATGATTTTATTTTTAAGCGCTTTAACTTTTCCTGAAACTCTCTTCTTTCACCCGGAGATTCAATTTCTTTCCCAGAGTTTATAGCTTCAATTTCAGGACCAGTCAACTGCATAGAATTTACACGAAAGTCCATGAA